AGTGATAAAGCCCAGCCATCAGGGTATTCACTTACTAATCTATCTATTAACTCTTTGTGGTCTACTTCTCCAGCATAATCTTTATGGTCTTTGTAATGCCTTTCTGCTTGACTTATGTACGGTGGGTCAGCATAAGCAAATTTCAACAAGCACCTCCTTCACAACACGCAATTACTTTTTGACTAAATTGCGGACACTGTGAATTGTAGCAGTAAAGTCCCGCGTGTCTTTCAAAAAGTGTATTATTACATACAGGACATGTTGGATTCATTCTTGCATTAACTTCGCCATGTAATATAGACAACATAGTAAAGCAATACCAGTGATAATATTGATATCCATATCACTCTTCTTCATCTGCTGGATTGTTTAGGTATATAACCTTAATAGAAGATGAACAACTACTAGGCGATTGGTCACACATCCATTGATTGTTGTGTACATGTTTGAGTGGATTTTTGCACTCAACACATCTATTGATTCTTTTTCTGCTCATTAATCTCCTTAACTATAGGAATAAAATATTTTAAAAACTTATTAGTTGTTATTGCAATCCATACCATTACACCAATAGATATAATTGATACGGTTATCGCCAATATGATTTCGGTCATAAGACCTCCTAGGGTTGATTACTTAGCCAGTAAGCATTTGCCAATTCGTGGCAATCATTAGAATGGTAGCTGCCATTAATAAATAGCCCATTAGCTCCATTTTTGATACTTTTCCAGATAACTCTTTTTTAAGGTCATCTAATTTTTTGTCAAACTCTTCTTGATTTTTTAACACCATAACTAACATCTCCTTCTGTGTAAATCCGTTGCCTTTAGGGTCTAATTCAGACATTAGTTCTCCAGATTCTCACAGAAATCACTACCATACTTACAATTACAAATTGAAATATGAGTTCCGTTATTGTTAATAGTTCTTAAACACATAATTATTTTTTCTTTGGTTTATCCATTATAGCAAAGGATTCGTTTATCTCGTCTAATGTTATCTTACCGTCATCTATATATGCTCTAGCTAAGGCTTCAGCTACTTTAATAACTCCTAAGCTACCTGCTAGTAAGACAGAACTTACCGTGTCCACGCCGATAAGCGAACCAGCGCCTATAACCGCAAGACCATTAGCAATGAACACAGCAAGCATTCGGGCTAGAATAATCTTAATCTTTTGAAGTCTTGTTGCTTTAGCTGGCATTAGTCTCTCAATCTTATTGTTACAAGCCATATAACTAAAGATATTACTATTGCAATACCTACTATGTCTTGTGCTGTACCTGTTAATGTAAACCAAGCTATGAAAAAGCCTAGTATTGTAAATACTTGGGCAATAGTTTCTTTACCCATATCTACAAAAAACTTTATTATTTTTTTAATATTCACTAAAATCTCCTGATTAATGCCCCTGCTTGTGCAATTATTTGAGACGCAATGATTACGGGAACAACCACTTCCTGTGCCTTTTCCCTTTGGTCACTGGTCATGTCTTGTCCAATAGAACTGATATCCAACTCATCTATTTTAACATCTAAAAGTGAACCGACGGGGTTTTCCAAGAATGCCTCTACTTGTACCTCTGTAATCGTATCTGCAAGTGTATAGTTCTCAACATCTTTGTTTTCTATAGCTCTATCTACATATTCATCAACAGCAGTAGCTATATTCTTTTCTTTAGTGGCTTGTTCTGCAATTATCTCAACATCTTTAGCGGCAGTTTCTTCATTTTCAAAACCAAGAACTTTACCAACTTCAACTTTTTCTTCTTCAGATAACTCAGCTACAGTTTCAACTTTTGTAACTTCTTTAACAACAGCTTTGACAACTGCCTTAGTGGTATTATCAGCAGTAGCTAAATTTTGAACTTTAACTTTAGCAACTTCTTTTACAACTTCGACTTTCTTTTCTTTAGGAAGTTCCTTGACGATTTCTTCTACAGCTGCTTCAAATTCTTCCTGTGCAGTCTCAATTTCTTCTTTGGTAGCGTCTTCTTCTAAAACTTCCTCAACAACTTCAACAACAACGATTTCTTTAACAGCTTCTTCAGTCTCAGTAACAAGTTCTTCTATTTCTTCGTCTGTAAGTAGTACCTCTGGTTCTCCCTCCTCACTAGGAAGTGGGTCGGTCTCAATCGGTTCAAGTCCAACTTCTTCATCTGGGAAATCTTCTTTGATAGGTTTATCTTCTTCAATAATTTCCACAGGCTTATCATCAATAGGCTCTTCTTCAACAATTTCTTCATCTACAATTTCTTCCTTAATAGGTTCTTCAACTATCTCTTCGGTTTTAGTATCTTCAACAATAGGCTTAGTATCAACAGTATCTTCAGACTTAACTTCAACTTTTTCTTCAACTTTAACCTCTTCTTCTACTATAACATCTTCTTCTTTGAGTACTGGGATAGTAGTTGTCGTAGTAGTAGTTGAATTATATAAAGCAACATTATAAGGTTCACAATCGCCACGCTCTAAAGCAATATTAGTAACATAACAACCCCACTTCTCTTCGTTAGCTTTACGCTCATTATCTCTATCAACAGTGCCATCTTCTACTTCATAAGTTTCATATTCAGCAGTAGAACCATCTTCCATTAAAACCTCTACCTTTTCAGGTTCAGGAGGTGGAGGTGGTGGAGGCGGAGGTGGAGGTGCAACATAAACAGTTGTAGTTGGTGCAACATACTGTGTAGTTTCAAAGTTATTACTATCACTATCTGTACAACTTTCACCATTTTCTATGTCACCACAGACACTAAATGTCCAGTAAAAAGTTCCTGTTTGTATGTTTGTATAATCTAATGTGTATGTTCTAGCAGTGGTATCTGTAATGATTACCCTATCCCAAATAGAATTATCATAGCTGTAGTTAATATGAAATTCGTTTACTAAAGTATTCCCATCTGTATATTCCCAGGCAAAATAAACATCTTTACCTTGATAGTTTACAGATACATTTGTTGCGTCATCAGGTACAGCAGGTGGAACAGTAGTAGTTGTAGTAGGAGTAGAACCATAATCACAATCAATACTTACAATACCTGTCCATTCAGAATAACTAGCATCTGTGTCATTGTCTGCTCTTACTTTTGCATAAAATGTATCTGCTGTTGTACCAAATATATTTTCTCTATAACTAGCAGTAAAAACATAACTTTTATAAGACAATGCTTCTTCCCAACCAGTACTGTTAGCTACTGCATAATTAGTTTCTACAAAGTTGTCATTACTAAATGCTATAGCGTATCGTTCAGGTGGACTATCTTCAAAACCATCACTTTCTTGCCAAGTAACAGTTATGTCACCTTTAGTTGTATCACCATCTGCATCACAAGCTATAGATATATCATAAGGTGCTTGTGTAGGAACATGGTTAGCCATAGAAATAGGCATAGGATAAATAAGTAAACCTACAACTAATAATCTAAGAAAAGTATTTATTTTGCTGATATTCACTCCTGCGTAGAGTGTATTATATCATAAAATATTAAGGCAAATCGTCTTCTGTTAATTCCCAGCTAATGTGATATTGTTGATGAAAGTTTGCTTGTGATGAAACTTTATTTCTTTTTTTCTTTTTAGGTTTGCCATACTTAGCTTGGTTTAACTTATTAGAGCTAACCAGACCTGCTGACATTTTTCCTAAGTAACTTTGTAAATCATACATAAGAGATACATAGTATCATTATAATTTCTTAAGAGTGGTTTATTTATATTAAATCTTTGTTTCTAAATATCAGCTATCGACAACAATTCGCTTCTATCCAAGCTAATCTAGTTTGTATTTCTCTGACTACCATTAAATCTTGTTCTTGGTCCATAAGTTCTGATTCAAGACGAATAACTTGTCTTTTAATTTCGTCCCATTCCCATTTTTCAATTTGAACATATTGGTTAGTATCATTAGTTACTTCTAATTTCTGCACTTTCTCAAACAGAACAGCAATATCTCCTTGAACATAAGTACTCTCTTTAAGAGCAGTAAATTCATACTCTATATTGTTCATTCTGTCATCAATGCCTTGAAGAGTGTTTACTATTTCACCAGCAGTTGATAAACCTGTTCCTATTGTTCCCATAAGAGCTAGAGCAGTTGCTATTAAACCTAGATTATCTTTTATTTTTTTAAACATTATATTCTATGGCGTGTCCTTCTTTAACCATTAACTGATTAATATCAACACCGTTGTTAAAAAATGTACCAAGAACTCTACCGTACTTACCAGTACCATGAGATTGTAATTCTATGTCGTCTGATAGCTCTAAAGTGTCAACTAAAAAACTTTTTGCAGCCAACCCTCTTGCTTTCTCTTCCAAATCTCTTGTTCGTGATTCCGGAGCATTAATGCCCATGAGTCGAACACGACATTTATGCCACACATTAAAACCCAAATCAATTCTAACATCTACTGTATCTCCATCTACTACTCTTAATACCTCTACTTTGTAATAATACATTATTTACTTTTACCCGTTACAGAAGCCAAAGCTCTTCTTTGCTTCCTATTCAAATTAGGATAAATTTGTTTAGGCATTGTTTTAATTTTCTTCATATAAATATTTTAGAGTATAAACGACAACGGAGCGGTTAAACCGCCCCGAAGTCCACGCACACCTGCACTCTTTCGAGCGCTCTCATTTCTGAGACCTTAACCCTTTGGTATTTTCGACATAAAGTCGAATGGTGCGTCTTCCAGTGCGTTCTGGATGACTGCAACAAGGGCTGATGCTCCGGCTATTAAGCCAGCCATCAAAACATCTGCTTCAAACATTCCTGCTTGATTAGCCATTAGTACACCAGCAAATACTTGTATTGCAG